ATGGAAAAACCTCAGTTACAAGTAGTGCAAGCTCCTGCTGACCCGGAGCAATAACCGAGCGTCTTACCATCGGCTTTCCAGCACGCCCCCACCCCTGCCGATCCTCCTGTGCCGATAACTGCCGGCCCTGCCGCCGGGACAAAAGTTGCCGGGGCCGTGGTACAACTAATCAGTGTCCCTGCCGCCGTATAGGTGCATAGATCGCCGTTTGTTAGCGTTCCCGGAAGAAGCCCCAGGGCCGGCTGGAACGATGCCGGGTTCGTATTGCATGAAATCAGGGTTCCGCTTGATGTGTAGGTACAGAGATAACCGTTTGTCAGTGTGCCGGTGTTTAAATTTGCGACGGAACCGCCGCCGACAATTATCCAAGAGGTGCCGTTCGTTTTCATCAACAGGTTATAGCTGCCTCCACCAACCGAGCAGGCAGTCGAAGACTCGCAATCGACAACAATTATGTATTGCTGCGAAGGCAAGAGTGGAGACGGCCTGTTCGCTACTGTGTAGCTGATGAGGTCCGCAAAACCGAGCGCTGGAATCAAAATCAGCGCCAGTAGTAAAATACCGAGGAATGTAAATAATCTTTTCAAGGTGGACCTCCTTACTTAGTTGTTGGTTTTAAGCCGTTTCGCGACTCCTTAGCCATCGTTTCTCCTGGTCAAGCGTGAGCCTTGCCAGCGCCTTTTCGTATTCAACCCCGCCTTTTTCTGCGAGAGCGTCAAGCTGTGCGAACTCGTTTTGCGCGGTATCATTTCCCTCGGCTACAGGCAGGCCGGTCAGAGTTTTCGGCAAATCGGTCCTTTCACGCGCAGGTATTTCATTCTTGACGAGAGGATCACCCCCGGCGCCGTTTCCAGGTTTCCCTGGAGGAGCCGTGATCGTGCCTCCCATCAGTTTCGTCAATTCTTCATGGGCTTTATTAAGGGCCTCGTATCCCGCAAGCCTGTTTTCGCCGGCGTCTGCGTCCACCTGGGCGAGAACTCCTTCCAAGACTTTCATAAGCATGGGATTTTGCAGGTATTCCTTATGCTGGTTGAAAAATACGCTCTGGTCGTGAATCCAGAGTTGTTCAGATAGTTGCTGGTTCTGCTTCTGATTTAATTCGTTCTCGTGGAGGGTCTGCTTGAGTTCGAACTGCCGGTCTTTGAGCGCGTCCTTTTGCTCGTCGAATTCATCGAGACTGAGGTCCCCTGCGTTCAGCTTCACGCGGAGATCTCTTATCTTGTCCGGGATAGAATCGAGTTCGGTTTGAGCGGCTTTGACCTGTTCTTCGGGCATGGCCTCAAATTTAGGCGCGAACACTGGAGGCGGCTGGAAATCGTTTGCCTTTGCAGGCTCCAGGGCCGGTTTCTTTTCGCCTTCGCCTTTGGTGTCAACGCCGGTATTGACCGCCTGGTCCTTTACTTCGAGCGGCTTGTCGGCTCCTTGCGCTGCCGCTTGCTTGGCCGCTACCTCGTCGGGGATTACCTCTTCGGGCATCCCGCCTTCATCGGGTCCGAGCGTTGTCTCGAGACCTTTTCGTTCTTCCTCGGTCATGTTCGCGAGTTCTTCGGGGGTGAATTGTTCTTTCATTCTGATTGCTCCTGCTGTGGTTTATTGGCTGCGTTCGCCAGTTTCACTCGTTCGATTCCGTGCCGGTGGTCCTTGTCCATGGCATCGCCCACGGTTTTAGCCCTGGCCACGTCGAGTTTGCCCTGATCTATCCCCGGCTTTGCAAGAAGCGCCTGCTGATGCGCCTGCTCGGTCTTGGCCTTCTCTTCGGTAAGGGCTACGGTCGCCAAGGTCTTCCGGGTCCCGGCTTTTTGAGCCTCAAGGCTTGCAATCTGAGTCTGCTTTGCAAGTTCCTTCTGCTCGGCTTCTTCCTGCTTTTGCGCGGCAAGCTGCTGATCGGCTTCGGAGGGTTCACTTTGACGGTCGCCCTGGCCGTTCAGTTTCCTGATCCGGGCAACAAATTCATCAACTCCAGGGACATCGGAAAGCTCTATCACGAGGTCAAGGAGGTGCAGTTGAACGTCGCCCGGAAGGTTCTGCATCATCTCGCTCATTTTCGTAAACAGTGCTTCCCTGGCCGATGCGTGCCACTGCTGTTCATCTACCTTGAAATCGGCTTGTGAAGCCGTTATGTCGTTTATCTCCGTCTCTCCCTGCTCGTTTTGGAACTCTTCATTTATGAGCATGAAATCGACATCACCCTTGTTCCCAGTGATCCGGACCATTTTGGGTTCGTCGTAGAACTGCTCGATGAGCGAGAGTTGCTTTTCACCCTGAACCTGGAAGGCGTAACGGTAGTTATCGAATATCTCGACGGTCGTAATGGCGCCCTGGCCTTGGCGCGATTGAATGGCGAGTCCTGAAGCGGCGTTTGTTTCCCGGCCCATGTTCTCGTCGGTGACTCCGGAAACGTCCTGGATGTATTTGGCGTCGTCGTGCATGAGCGAGACTTGCTCCTCGACGAGAGCGGTGTTGTTTCTTATTTCAAATCTCACAGTTCCGGGTTTGATTTTTATCTGACCGTCAGGACGTGCAACTTCCTCGGCGAGTTCGTCCCAATCATCTACGGCATTATTGTCCGCAATGACCTGGTTGGTTGAGAGGATAAAAATTGCCTTGCTCAGACGCTTATTGAGATCTTCCTGAGGGCTGCGGAGATTCCGGGGAACCCCGTAAGGGGTATTGTCCCGGCCCCTGCGGTAGCACCAAATCGGGGTGAACGGAAACCTGTTATGCCGGTACGGACTTGGAATATCCTGAAGCATGAAGTCTGGCACGAAAATTGCGCACCGGACCATCATCTTCGTAGCGTCAACCGCCGTGGCATAGCCCTCATTTAAAAGCCTCTGGTGAAAGGGGTCCTGAGCGTTGAAAACTTCGCCCTGGTGCCTGGGAAAGCCATGGAGAATCTGAACATTAGCTGGTTCCCTATACCAGCATTCGATTAGCCGTACGCGCTCGCGCCGGTTGTTCACATTGAAAATATCGTCGAAAAGAGTCTGCCGGTATGTGTGGCCATCATGGATGCGGTGCATATTCAGCCAATAGAATTCATCGTCGTCTGTCCCGTAAAGATTGCTGGCAATGGCTGCGGCCTTTATCTGGTTTGCCCGATCTGGGAACATGGCGATCCCAATATCGAGATCCACCCATTTCGACCTGAAGATATAGCGCCCGTCCTGGACATCTCGCTTTAAAGCCAGGTGGTCCCACCACATATTCCTCCAGGATTCATACTCGGACATCAGGAGTTCTTCGTCCGGATCGTTCCGGATAGAATCTTCGAGCCAGCCTACGCCGACCTTGATTGCATCTTTCAGAGCGTATGACCTGGAAAACTCGGCCTTATTCACGTCCTGGACATATTTCAGGAGGTCCTTTTTTACTTCGGCGGACCTGATTTGGTCCTTGTGGCGGGGAAGCACGTTAAAATCGGTGCGCATCTTCACGCTGGCGCCGTATATCCAATCAACAGCCGTTTTTATCAAATTGCGCTGAGAAGGAATTTGCCCTCGATCAATCAGTTCGCGCCTGTCCTCATCGCTCCACTGATGCCCGTCATAATGTTCCTCGTCGATTGCCATTTCATAACGGCAGTCGGCCAGGGCCTGGCGCGCCTGCGCCCACCATTCGGAAATCTTATTGAGCCTCTTCTTGGACTCAGTGCTGTCCATCGGATGAACGGACAAGGGTTGAGCTGCGTCCCTCGGATCAAGCGGGATGCTCTGCGGGGCTGGACTTATGCTGATATTCTCGAATGGAGGCATATTTTTACCTTATTTGAAACTGCACCCATAAAAGAACAAGCGCGGATCAGTGACCGTGTGCTCATCGGCCAGATATTTTACAAGAGGCCACCGGGCAAATCTGAGAAACACGACGATACACCGGATAAGCCTGGAACACTCTTTGGCGCTTACAAACCGAAGCTCACCCCACTGGTCTTTTTCAGTTTCGTACATCAGGTGCATCTCAAGCCGATCAAAAAAGCGCAAAATCTTTTTCATGGTATTTCTCCTGCGTCCGGGCAATAAAAAAGAGAGGCAACGGTGGATGCGGCACCGCTCTGCCTCTCTTCTTTATTCTATTCGCCGCTTTCAGCCCGGCCGGACCTCAAGCAGACCCGGATTTTATGTTAGTTCAAATCCCTCCGTACAGATTTCTCAACATCGTCTCTCATCTCGTCCGTAACATCAAAGGTGAACTTCTGACCGCCTGCGATCACTGTACCTTCCCCTATTATGCGGGGCTTGTCATCAAAAATGACTTCCCGAGGCGGCATGTGAATCAGTTCTTCCAGGCCGTCTTGAATCAAGTGCCACATTTCTAAAAATCGACGGGGTGTAAGCTCACCTAAGCGTAATACTTCGCAAATCATTAGACAGTATTCGCGGACCCACGCTTCATTATCTTCCCGGAAAAGAAAGGCCAAATTGAGCGGAATATCGAAGCAGATCGGAACATATTTAGTAAACGGGTCTGCAACGAGCGTCGGCGTCACCTTGGGCCGGAGCCTCATTACAGGTTCATTGTCTTTCGGGTCGTAGTCATATTCTCTTATGAGATCGCCAACTGCCATCAGTTAATTATCCTCGTCAGTTTCAGTCCCAAAACAATCAGGTCCGCGACAATCAGAATCACCAGGGGTCGCGTCGATAGAGCCTGGGTGAAACTGATGTTTGCCGCAAAGAACAGAATGTCGCTCCACATTTGGATTTTCCTCTATAAATTTCATATCGTCCGGCAAATGGACTGAGCACCAGATGAAGGACATTACGGCAGTTCCTCCGTGCCCGACATGCTCCGTAGAGTCAAAACCCCGTCCTTATTCGATACAACCTCGAATTTGCCCGGCGTGGCTTGTCCCAATGCCTTGAACAATTCCCCGGCGTATTTGATCCCATAAATAGTGAGGGTCCCCGTCTCGTCATCCACGCTTACGTTATCGCTCAGTTTTTCGCTCATACCACCATCCCGTCCCGTCTGCGGTGCTTCCGCTTCCTGTGCATCCTCGGAGACACAGAGGCAAATCTCAGGCACATAAGAGCATATCTGCTCGAAGAAATCAGATCGTCAAAAAGCAGAACGATCCGGCCGTCTTTGCGATGGTACATACGCATCTCTTCGAAATAACCTATTAAGTGCTCAAATACCTTCCAACGTCCGGTCTGCATGCGGTCAAGCATTTCCAGGACCCCGGCCTCAACTCCCGTCGTCCCGTTGGGAAAAGTAAAACTCAGGTTGTTTGATTCGACCAGCATATTAAGACCGTGTTCTCTGTATTGATTAGCAAGAGCTTTACCGCTGCCGGGATCGTGCTTGCCTCCATCATGGGGCCACGCCCAGGGAAGCCAATCGCCCCAAGGCTTCAAGGCACTGGCGTGAGTAGCGGTGGGTGAGTCCATCTTAATGTCGGCTCCACGTCGTTTATACGCCGCCGTGACATATATGGTATCCGTGTCTCTGTCCCATGCGAGCTTTGTGGCCGCCGTTGGGTGGTCATACCCAAAATCAAGGCCCCCGATTTGCGCCCAGTGAGGCGGGATAGGAAAAGCTTTAACTTTAATTTCCTCTTCCGCAATAGGGAAAACGAGACCGCTCCCCATGATCGGTATTCCCTTGGTTCTGCAATCCCTTTCATGCTCAGGGTAACTATCCGCAATCTGCTTGCGTTCCTCCGGAGTGTAGAATGTAGCGTCGTCGAGGACGATATTTACTTCGGCCCGGTCCTCGGACTCTTCGGCCATGAAACGAGCAACAACCTTGGACATGCCGAGAAGCGGGGTAAGCGTCAAATAGACTGGGCCAAGGACTCTGTTGGTTCGAGTAATGCCCTCAAAATAAATATCCTCGGGCGGCTCTTCGTCGAACCATACAAAATCAACGGTTTCGGCCTGCCACTTCTCGCGTCCCTGATCGTAAGAGTTGAAATAAAGGACCGATTGGCCGCCCGAAATGTGTTTTACAACAATTGAATCAAGAGCATCGGGCACGCCGGCCTTGCGCGACCAGGTAAGAAGACAATCTTTCGGTATGGTTCCCGTTCCCCATTGCTTCTCGTCTGTGGGTTCGCCAACGAGTATTCGCTGCACTCCTTTTCTCGTAAGCTCACCCGTTTTGGAACCGGCTATCCCTCGTGTTGGCCTGTCGAACCGTTTGCCTTCCCA